TTAATATAATATATAATATAATATATAATATAATATATAATATAATATATAGTATATAATAATTAGGAGATTGAATGAAAAAATTAAATGAAATACAATTGAAAGAAAATTGGGATAAATTACTAAACTTAGTTTCAGAAGTTTTTTCTGGAGAGAGGAAAGAAAAATTATTGAAAATGTATAATTACTTTGAAGAAAGAATGATGTTCGCTCCTGCTTCAGGTACAGCACATTTTCACAATTGTTTCATAGGTGGGTATGTTGAGCATGTGTTACACATCACAAAAATAGCTAGAAAACTATTTGTTGATTATAAGGAATTAGGAGCTCACATAGATTACACAGAAGAAGAAGTTATATTTGCAGCTCTACATCACGACTTAGGTAAAGTTGGTGATTTAGAAAATGATTACTATGTACCAAATGATTCAAAATGGCATATTGAAAATCAAGGTAAATATTACAAGAGAGGTAAAGAATTAAATTTTATGACCGTTACAGATAGAGCAATTTATTTATTAAATCACTTCGGTATTACAATGACAGAAAATGAATATTTAGCTTTACGATTAACAGATGGTATGTATGAAGAAGCTAACAAAACATATTTGATGCAATATTTAGATGAAAACAAAGTTAAGTCTAATTTACCAATTCTACTACATCAAGCTGATATGTTGGCCTCTAGAATTGAATATGAAAACTGGAAATATCAAGACACAAAATCTAAACCTGAACCAGTAAGGGTTGTTAATAAAACAGAGCAAGTTAAAGTTGATGGAATGAAGAAAGCATTCGATGACTTATTTGCTAAGTAGGAGATAATATGTGGTGGTTCTTTTTTATAATATTTTTATTAACAAGTTTATTTTCTTCAGTAGCTTTATTTTATGCTTTGAAAAGAATAAATCAATATGAAAATATGTTATTAGATTTCGAAAAAATTATTAAATTCTCGTCAGAGAAAATGAAACTTGTTGATGCTAAAGGACATTATGAATCAGATGATGAAACAAGTTTTTTCTTTGAACAATTAAAACAACTACAAGCATCCTTGGACGGTATATTTGTAAAGGAAGAGGTAACTAAATAATGGGTAGAAAGAAAACAAAAAACTATTATTGGACAGAAGAAACTGAACAAGCTATAATAAAATACAATAGTGGAGATTTAAATGAAGGTGAGAAGAATAAATTATATAACGAAGAAATTGAATACCCATTTAATAAACTTTCTGAAAATATTATAAATACATTTAAATTTACATACTTTGATGATGTTTTCAAAGATGTTCAGCACGAGGTTGTTGTTTTTTTAATAATGAATATGCATAAATACGACCATACAAAAGGTTCAAAGGCATTTAGTTATTTTTCTGTTGTTGCTAAAAACTATTTAATCCTAAACAATAACGCTAATTACAAAAAATATAAATCTCACGATTCAATAGATGCTGCAAAAGCATTACAAAGTTCTCCTGTCAACGAGGACCCATTAATTATACTCGAGGAATCTATAAAATATTTTGAAGATAAAACTCCTGAAATATTTTCTAAACATAGAGATAGAATGATTGCTTATGCAATCATTGATTTGATGAAGGCTAGAAATACTATTGAAGATTTTAATAAAAAAGCTATTTATATCTTATTAAGAGAAATGACGAATGTAGAGACCTCACAGATTACAAAAGTTTTAAATGTATTAAGAAAACATATGAAAGCTTTACAAAATAATTTCCACACTAGGGGTTCAGTTTTCCCAAAATCAAATATAGATAAATTTTCTTAAAAAAGTATATTTATTCATATAGGAGAAATTATATGGATAAAAAAGAAATATTTGATGGCAAGTCTTTTGAAGATTTAACAAAAGACATTTATGAAAATCAAAAAAATAAAAAACTACAATTAGACTTGTTAATTCAAGAGGTGCATGGAATGATTCAAACACTAGATGATGCAGTTCTTGTAACACCTATGATTAAAGAATTATTCGAAGTATCTGTAAAAAATGATGAACATTTAGTTAAATTAGCTAGTGTTTGGCAAAGAATAATTTCAAAAAATTCAAGTAACACAGAGGATAGTATGCTTCTTTCTGAATCAGAAAAAGAAGATTTAATTAATGCTCTTCAAGATGATGTTAATGAAATACAAAAAAGAAGTGATGAAATTAAAGTTATGAAAGAAAAAAGGATTAGTAACTGATGAATGATATAATAAATCCGAATCAGACGGATGGTAAAAATTATATACTCGACTCACCTGGTATACGAAAAGATTTTTTACAATTCATACCCGCAAAGGTGATAGGGGTCGCTAATTCCCACGAATCTTTGATATCGGGGAATCATAATCCTTATGATAGTAATCAAATACAAGTTTCTATTTCTCTATGGAAAACAGATTTGAATTGGAGTGCGTCAGACCTTAGAAAAGTAAAACCCCTTTTCAGAGGGTTTAGTGATAGTATTACAATAGGTGAATCTGTTTTAATTACTGAAATAGGTGGACAGCTGTATTATTTAGGTCCTATAAATATTTCAAATAATCCATCTAAAAATTTGGATACATTAAGTACTAGTGCTTTAGATGAACAATTTAAAAGTGGTGGTGAAGAATCAGTTTCAACTACATTTCCCGTAGAACTTAATTTTAAAAGATTGAATAAAAATTTTAAACCAGATTTAGATGACCCTCAAGAGTCCTTAGAAAGATTTTCACATCCTAAAACGGGTAATGATGTGTTTAGTGATTTACCCACAGATGTAACTTTAGAAGGTAGATTTGGAAATAGTATAAGAATAGGTGCTAGAAATATAAATCCTATAATAATTTTATCTAACGGTAGGACCGAGGAACAGATAGAAGAAAGTGTTAATGATAGTTCTATTCTTACAATGATTGAACAAGGTTCTATCAATCAACATTTTCCATTTGAAAAATTAGATGGGTCTGAATATCAGTTTAAATTTGCTGATGAGGAAATAGAAGAACCGTTAAACACTATAAGAACAACTTTTTTATCTTCATTAGGAAGAGGAAACGGGATAGAAGGTGCAGACGATGACGATATTGATAATACTATATATGGGTATACAAGTCCTCAAACACTTTTAAACTCTGAGAGGGTTATAATTAATGCTAGAAAAGATAATTTATTTTTATCAGCATTCAAACATATACATTTAGGTTCTGGTAACACTATGACCTTTTCAACTAGTAATAATACTTTATTTAATGCAAATACTAATTTTGTTGTGAATAGTCCACAAATAAAACTAGGTTCTCAGATAGATGATGAAACACAACCAATAGCATTAGGTGATAATTTAGTTGAAAAATTAGAATTACTTTGTGACCATTTAACACAACTTTGTACAGATATACAAAGTATTACACATCCTACACCTGCAGGCCCATCAGGGCCACCTGTTAATGCAGCTGCATTTGCAAGTTTATCTTCTACTATCGGTCAAACGAAGACAGCATTATCAGAAATTTTAAGTCAAAGAAATAGAACTACATAATGGCCTTAGATAAATCAATAATTGAAGATGGTTTAATCGACCTCGGTGAAAGAGCAAATAACGGAGATACGTCATTATCTTGGAATGATTTTTGTGATATTATAGGTAACTATGCTAATGGATTAACCTACCCTAAACCTATAGGGGTTAGTGCTGGTGTAGCTAGTATGAAAGGTATCCTGTCTTCATTAAATGACAAAACAGGTACACAAGCATCTGCACTTGTTGAGCTTGCTTTACTACAACTTGGTATTGCAATAATGTCTGCTTATCCTTTACCAGTAGGACCCAGTTCTGGAATGGGTAGTGGTGTTTCTCCAACAATACCTCCCTCTACACCTTTATTGCTAGCACCATTGTTTTCAAAACCAAATGATTTATCTGTCTATGCTTCTCAAATGGCACTAAAAATTGATATATGGTTTAGGTCAGGAATAGTTGATGTTGGTCTGTTACAACCAGGAGCTCCACCAGTACCTGTACCAGTACCTTCCCCTTGGCAGTAAAAAAATAAGTAAAAATCTCAAATTTTTATATTTATATATGAATAGGTTTATACTATAGGAGGCCGTATGAAAAAATCAGAACTTAGGACAATAATAAGAAGAATTGTTAGAGAAGAAGTTGCTATGGCAATAAATGAAGTTATTACTGAGATGAAAACACCAGTACAAAAAAATGTTACACAGCAACCTATTAAACAAAAAAGAAAAATAGTTGAGAAAAAAAACTTTTCAAGTAATTCAATTATTAACAATATTTTAAATGAAACAGCTCAAACTAAACCAGAGTGGGATACTCTTGGAGGCGGAACATTTGATTCAAGTAGAATGAATGAAGTTATGTCTAAACAATATGGGGGTATGGGACAACAAGATTCACCAGCACATTTAGCAGCATCAGTAGGTGCTGACCCAAATAACCCGCCTGATTTCTTAACAAAAAATTATAGTGGAGTTTTGAAGGCTATGGAAAAGAAAGCTAAACAAACTAGGGGATAATGAATGGCATTTATTGATAAACAAGATACATTTAATTCACCAGGTGAATATTCAGATACATATGTCGGTTTTAGATTACCATTTAGTTTTGGTAAAATAGATGAAGCTCTCCATGACAATACACTAGATTCTGTTCGTGATAATCTACAGAATTTATTCCAAACAGAACCAGGGGAGAGATTATTTCATCCTAACTTAGGTGTAAATTTTAAAAATCTTTTGTTTGAACCTATGGATTTTGACGAAGTTGATTATCAAGCAGCCGTACAAGAAGAAATAGAAACACAGGTCAGTAGATGGATGCCTTTTTTAGTTGTAGATAAAGTAAAAGTTATAAAACAATCAGATAGGAATAAATATAATATAAAAGTAGATTTTCGTTACAGAAATAGTAATATTACTGATTCAGTTGAAGTTACTGCAGCAGGAGGGTATTAATGGCTAAAACTAGTTATCAAACTGATTATAATCCACAAATAACTAATTATTTATCTAGAGATTTTAGTTCATTAAAACAAACTCTGATACAATATACAAAAACATATTTTCCAGATGTTTATCAAGATTTTAATGAAACATCTCCTGGTATGATGTTGTTAGAATTAAATGCATATGTTGGTGATGTATTGAATTATTATGTCGATGATTCTTTTAAAGAAATGATTCTTCCATTAACAGAAGATAGAAGAAATATAATAAATTTATCTAAAGTAACAGGTTATAAACCAAGACCTATCGTACCTAGTTTTGCTGATATTTCATTTACTCTTACGGTAGATGCAGATACTACAGATTTAAATAATATAAGACCTAATGGTAGTCAATTTTTAGTTATTGAACCAGGCACTAAACTAGCATCAACTTCAAATCCAGATATATTTTTTGAAACAATTGAACCTTTAGACTTTACAATAAGTTCTTCTATAGATGAGGCATTTAAAATAGAATCTATAAATACGTCAACAGGCATAGTTGAAAAATTTTCAGCTACCCGTGAAGTTAAAGCAGTTTCTGGGGAAACAAAAACATTATCTATTCAAGTAGGACAACCAGAACAATTTAAAAAAATAATTTTACCTGAAACAAATGTGATAGAAATAATTAATGTTACGGATAATAACAATAATGTATGGTACGAAGTTGAATATTTAGCACAAGAAAATGTACCTATATCTACATACTACGCACAAGACCCTAACAGAGTTTCAGCATATACTGATTCAAATGATTCAAATTTACCTGTACCATATAGTCTTTCATTTGTAAAATCTACAAAAAGATTTATAGTTGAGGTACAAGAAGATAACAAGACTGCTCTAATTTTTGGTAATGGTGTTAGAAAAAATGGGAATGTGTTTGAAACAACATTTTTAGATATAGAACAAGAAGGTATCTCATTACCTAAAACTAATTTTTCTCCAGAACCCCTTGATGTTAAAACGGGTCAATTTTATGCTTCTTTAGGAGAATCACCAAATAATATTACTCTTACTATTAAATATAGAGTAGGAGGTGGTACAGGAGCTAATTTACCAGCAAATGATTTAAAATCATTCTCAAATGTAACAACTATACCAGCTGGCCAGTCTACTACTAATTTAACAGCAACTAATAATGAACCAGCTTTAGGTGGTAAAGATAGTGATTCAATTGAGGAGATACGTCAGAATGCTATTGCTTCATTCGCTTCTCAACAACGATGTGTTACTAAAGAAGACTATGAGGCAAGAATAGTATCTATGTTACCACGATATGGAAGTGTTGCAAAAGTTTATTGTACAACTGGTAGAGAATTGTATCAACAAGATAATTTAGGTATCGTAAACAAATTAAAAACTTTGATGGATGATATTCTATTTAAAGCATTAGAAGCAGGTTCAAGTCAAGGATTCTCTACTGAGCAAGACCTTGCAAGTGTAAATTTATCTTCTGTTTATAATCAATTGACTGGAGATGCAACATTTAAAGATACTGATAGAAGTTACATTAAAGGTTTATTTGAACAATTGGAATCTTTTACAAGTACAAATCAAAATATACCTACTATTGATGTGTATTTACTTTCTTATGATTTTAATGGTAACTTAATAAAACCATCAAGTTTAATTAGACAGAATATAAAAAATTTCTTATCACAATTTAGATTATTAACAGATAAGATTAGAATTTTAGAAGGATATATAATTAATTTTGGTGTGATATTTGATGTTTTATCATTCCCTAATTTTGATAAAAATATTATAAAGGCTAAATGTATTGAAAAAATAAAAGAACATTATGATATAAAAACTATGCAATTTAAAGAAACATTATATACAACAGAAATAACAAGTTTGTTATCACAGATTGAAGGAGTAAAAGCAGTAAATGATGTTATCTTTACACAAGATAAAGATTTCTCATTACCGAATACTGCACCAGATACCTTTACTGAATTTTTATATAGTAAATCTATTAATATTGATGGCGATGAAATTAATTTAAATCAACGAAATTATGGTTATAGATATAATTTTGAACAATTTTTTAATATACAAACAGCACCTCAAGGAAGAGGAGTTGTGTTACCATCAGTAGACCCAAGTGTATTTGAGATAAAAAATATGAATACTGATATAAAAGGAGTTGTTAGATAATGCATTATTTTATTTTTCCAACACAAGATACTTGGATTTCAAGTGGTTCAAACAAAATAACAGGTGAAACTTTCACAGACCAAAACTTTGGAGGGGACCAAATACTAGAAATTAAAAAAGAATTTTTTAATAGAACATTTGACCATCACACAAGAGCATTAGTTAACTTTGCAGGTACTGGATTCAACACCTTGTCTCAATCAATTGTTGATGGTACAATACCTAGTGATGCTAAATTTTTTCTAAGAATGTTTGAAGCTCAAGGTAACTCAGATATGAGTGCTGATTACAAAATAGCTGTCCAACCAATATCACAATCTTGGACTGAAGGTACTGGTAAGTTTGGTGACGACCCTAAAACTACAAATGGGTGTAGTTTTAATAATAGAAGTTTCCCAGAAGGTGGTGCAGAAGTACCATGGGCTAATGCAGGAGCATCAGTATATGGTAAAAGTGGTTCTTTACAAACTTTTTCAAATCAATCACCTGATATTGAAGTTGAAGTAACCGATATGGTGAATATGTGGTTACAAGGACAAGAAGAAAACTATGGAATGAGAGTTAATTTTAAACTAAGTCAAGAAACAGATGAAACTACATTTGGTAAATTAAAATTCTTCTCAAGAAACACACACACAATTTATGCTCCTAGATTAGAGGCAAGATGGGACGGTCATAGTCCTTGTACAGGTTCAAATACAGGTTCATTAACACAACTAGATGTATCAGGTAATACTGATAATTTTATTTATACAATAGCTTTAAATGATAAATATAGAGAAACAGATATACCAAAATTTAGAATAGGTGCACGTGCACAATTTATTCAAAAAAGTTTTACAAATTCATTTAATATAGCTTCGGGTTCCTTTATACCTGAGGGTAGTGGTTCTTATGCAATAGTTGATGTTGCAACAGGAGAAAAGGTTATAGACTTTTCAGATAATTCGAAATTATCTTGTGATTCAAAAAGTAATTATTTTATAGAATATATGAATGGTTTCTATCCAGATAGAACATACAAAATACTTATAAAAGTAAAATATGATGATGAACAAGAAAGAATATATGATAATGATTTTGAATTTAAACTAGTGAGATAAAAATGGCTAACCAATACAAAAATTTAGCAGAGTTTAATGCTTATAAAGATAGAATTTCTGAATATATAGCTCAAGAATTAACTAAATTTCCAACTTATTTAAGAGTTATTCAAAAATCTCTTAGTGGTTTAGCTTATATACCTCCAACAGATTCAGAAATAAATTCAGAAGATTGGTATCCTGTATGGTTTGAAGATTACGATATTAATAAACAAGGTAGTTCTGACGGTGAAATAGATTTACAAGATATTGATACGTGGATTAATTTTAATAGACCAGATATAGCAGCAGATATACAACAAATAATAGTTGGTAATAAAGAAATGCCACCAAGACATCCTTCTCGTAACCTTAGGTATATGCAAAAAGAAGGAGGATGGTTTCAAAAAACTTTAAAAGATGGTAAAGTTTTTCAAGGTAGAAATACTGATGAAATAATGGTTGTTTTTGATGATGAATTTTCAAGCCAACCTGATGACGTATTTATAATAGATTACATTGCCTATAAATTAGCTGGGAATGAACCACAACAAACAATAAAAGTAAAACTTTTAGAACAAAATGTAACAGGATTTGAATGGCTTCCATTTCCTATGCCTTATATAGAAATTAATAATTTTGAAAAAGTTATTTTAGCACCTGATGCATTTAGAAGGATTTTTAGTAGTGAAGATTGGGCAACTTTAAATCCAGAATTTTCAAATTATTTTACTGATAATGGTATTGATGCAGAAGGTGCATTATCTAAAATAGAATCAGACTTAGCACAATTAGGATTTAAACCATTTGTACAAGATAAATACAAACTTTGGGATAATACATCTCAGTTTTTACCTGTCGGGGTAAGAAGAAGACCTGTTGCTAGACCTATCCTAGAAGATATTGAAGATACAGACGTATCAGAATTATTACCAGGTGACTTACAGGAAAAAATAGATAATTTTTTTGATACTTGGAACAATTTAAAAGAATTTATACCAATCGGTTACAACTCTACAATAGGTTATAACATAATTTCTAATGGTGATTTCGGTGGAGGTATAGGACCAGGTACCTTTATAGGTAGCATAGACAATCCAAATGTAACACAAGATATAATAGTAAAAGAAAATCCTGGTTTTTCTCCGTATGTATTAAGGACATCTAGTAATTCAAATCATTATTACAATATTGAACTTTCAAATCCTGTATTTGTACCTAACCAGACAATAACATTTTCTTGTTGGGCTTGTAAAGGTGAGGGATTTACTGCAAATTTAAACAAATTATTTGCAAGAACTTTTGAGTTTGTTTATGAAAGTGGATTTTCATCTACTATAGTAGTTGATGCAAATGAATTTATTGACCCAACACAAAATTTAGAGACATGGTCTGACAATGCTGATGAATTAACATGGAGACGATTCCAAAATACATTCACTATTCCACAAAATCCAAATCCAGAAGAGCAATTAAATAAAGTAATTGTAACTTGGCGTCTAAATAGTCTACAAACGATTCCAGATAATCAGAATAATAATAATATAACATTTAAGTTTATTACAGGTCTAAGGGCTGAACTAGGTGCGACCGTTAATGCAGCTAATTTTATCAATTTAACTGCAACTAATCCTAAAACTCATTTTCAAATTGCTAAAGATATTCAAGACTTAACATTAAATGGTCAAATACCTATTTTTTCAACAAGTACAATGAGAAATTTCGTAGATGGTTTGAAGATAAGTGGTATTTTAGAAGAACTATACAATGAATTAATAACTGCAGTTCAAAATACTTTACCTGAAATATTAGAAAATTCTAACAATACTACAACTGAGTTAGCAAATAATTTTCAAATTGCTTTAACAAGTCTTAATGAAGGGCTGACAGCAGAACCAAATAATCATAGTCACGAAGCAATAACTAGTGCCATAACAAATATGATACAGGCAATAAATGATTTAGAAACTTACTATACAAATAATATAAAAATAGGGATAGAAGACCTTATTCAAGAAGTGAAAAAAATAAAACAATGGGTAACTGCTATGGAACAACTCGACTCTAGTTTATTTAAAGTCGACAATGATGGTGATGGATTTGATGATGTATCATTTACTGCAGGTCAAATAGCAGGTAGAAGTGAAATAGATGCCATTCTAGGTAGAAGGCCCGTTGATAACATTCCTAATTCCGGTGATACTTATGATGACCCATCATTTGCTGCTGGTGGATTAGTTGGTTATGAAAGTGGATTTACAGCAGGAAGATTGCAAGGGCATCAAGATATACTAGGTTGTACAGACCCAGATGCAATTAATTACAATCCGGATGCTACATTTGATGATGGTACTTGTTCTTACTCTGGAGGAAATAATCCTAATCCTGGTGGTGGATATCAAGGTCCTATGGACGACACTGGACTACCGGATTTTGATAAAGTTCCACCTGGTGAGGATGACCCAATACCACCGATAGGAGGAAGTTAATGAGTGAAAGTATAATAAACATTTATGATGATGAACAAAGTGAAATAATTTTAGACAATAGTTCTTTTGACCCTACTGCTACAATTTTCTTTCATAATTTAGGTGAACAACCAACTGGACAATGGGGTATTAATAATACAAGTATAAATAAATATCAAAATGCATCTTTTATTGATTTACACATTTTTGACGAAGACGATAATTTTATTATTACATTAAACTCAGGAAAACCATTACTTTTACAACCAAGTACTGGTAAATTTTACTTTGGAGATTTCCATTCCCATAAAGGTACTTATATGGTAGGAGCTAAACATAGACCATTTAAACACGAAACTTTACAAACAATAAGAGAAACACAAATAACTCCTGTACCTTTTGATGCACTTCAACCTGATGACCCTAGAACACAACAAAAGTATGCTATAAAATTATCAGAAGTATTTGAAATATTAAAAAATATTCCAAATTTTACACTTTTAAAAGATAGTAAATTCAAAATAAAATATGCTATTTTTGGGGATTTATTACTACAGACTGCTACAAATTTAGCTTTAGCTCAATTAAATTTAGATGAAGAAGAGGAACAAACGGAGACAATTGTATGAGTAGTTTATTTCCCCAATTAACTCCTGGTGGTATTAGATTTTTTGTTAAAAAAATAGCTAATTCTAAGAAAGAAGTTCAAGTAAGTTTAATTGATAATAGTGTTGAAAGTTATCAGTCTGGTAACTTTAATTTATTTAATCCTTTTACTGGTAATCAAGGTGGACAAACACCTATTTTTAATATTTTTACAGCTATAAAAAATATTTCAACAAGTATAATAAATGATAGTGAATTTGATTTAGTTGTAGATGTTGGAAAAGGTAAATACATACCTGTTCTAAATTTATTATTTGAAGTAGATGTTACAAAAGACCAGAATGATGTTAGTGCATATCATATGGTTTACAAATTAAATGAGGCACTTCCGTCTGAAATAAAAAAATTAGATACAATTAATTTTTTAATAATAAAATCTGAATTATTAAATCAAGAAGTTTTTTATGCAGGTAAAAGACCACCTGTTATAAAAAAATTCGGTCTACCCTTAGAGACAGATTTTTCAGTAACAATACCATATCAAACTGAAGTTAAAAACCAAGATTTTGAAAATTTTAATCAATTAAGTGGTTCAGTTGGAAAAAGACAAACAACAACAATATTATCAAGTTCTTATCAAGAGAGATTAGTAAATTATAATACCTTTGATAATTTTGTTTTTTTCGGTTCTGCTAAAAAAAGACTAGAAAATTTTAAAACAAAACTAGAAACGATAGAATCTATCCAAACACAAATTTCAAAATCACTATATTCACAAGGTCAAACCACTCCAGATACATCTGATTTTTCTCCAGATGCACAAACTTCAGTAACAAATATTAGAAAACAATATTTTAAAGAAATGTATAGTATTATTAATGGTTTTACTGATTATGAAAAATTTTTGTATTACGACCATCAGAATAATAATTCAAGTTCTGCAACACCGAGTTTAGGGAAAAATTATGTAGATTATGAACCGTTGGTAGCTTCTAATGAGGTAAAAAAACAAACTGACTATGAAGGGTTTCCGAGTGTGTATTTCATATCCGCGTCTTCAGAAAAAGATATACCCCTTACAGCAGGTAAATATAAAGTAGAAAATAATTTTAATAATTCTTCCGGTTCTTTTTACTTATCATTTCTAATGAGAGCATCAAGTTCATTCGAAAATAGATTTAAAATAAAAAATAATCAAGTAGCATCAAAAATTAGATATCCAGAAGATAGTTTAAAAACAGAAATTATTTTACAACCAAATGCTACTGGAAGTGAATATGTTAAATATGTATTTAAATCATCTGCATCTTTTTGGGTTCCAGAAGACACATATGGTATTTCTTTACCTAATTCTAATCCTATAACTAATTGGGACTCAGGAACAGACCAGGTTAAAATAATACAAAGTGGTAAGTCAATAACAGGTTCAAGAATAGAAGCATTCGGAGACTACTCAGAGTTAGTAACCACAACACCTGTTAATGGGGTGGTAGTTACTGGTAGTTTTGTACCGAAAGGAGATTTGTTTAACATAAGTTTACAGCCAACAAGCTCAGCAACATCTGCAATCATAACAGATATAAAAATAACAGAGACTAATCCTATCAATTTTTTACCTTTTTCAAATTTATATTCTGTCTCCTCTTCTAACTTTACAAGTTGGTATAATGGATTAATAGATTCTGCATCTGAGTTTGATACACAAAATATAAACAGATTATATAACAATATACCTTCATTACTTCAAACAGAAGATGAAAGTAGTAATCAAGATATGATAACATATGTTGATATGATGGGAGAATTTTTTGATGAATATAAAGTACTCGTGGATGATTTTTATAGAGTTTTTGATTTAGGGTTTTCTGATTATGATATGGTACCACCTAAATTTAATTCTCTTTTAGCAAACTCATTAGGTTATAACTTTTTATCCGAAACAAGTGGGAGTTTACTTGAAAAGTTTGGTTTATTTGAAAGTTTTAGTTCTGAACAAAAGGAATATAATAATAAATTATTTAATAATATACTTAATAATATTCATTACATTTATAAATCTAAAGGTACAGATAATAGTATTAGAGCTCTTTTAAATTGTTATGGATTACCTTCTAATGTATTAAAAATAAAAGAAAGTGGCCAAAATTTAAAACACTATGACCAAACATTTTTATCAAATGATACTGATATAACTGCATTAGGTAAATTGTCAGAAATGAGTAGTAGTGTTACATATGAACAACAGACAGATAAAATACATACGTTGATTGTTCATCCTCAGATGGATTTAAAAACTGATTGGAATTCTTCTACTAGTATTTCTGCTTCGTGTATTGAAGGCATGTTTAAAATGTCCCCTACTGAAAATACAATGAGTTTATTTGAAAGTAAAACATCAGCTATTCTTAATCAACATGCACATTGGAGATTGACAGCTATACCAGAAAATTCTTCTAATACTAAAAGAGCTAAAATTAAATTTCAACTTAACACTTCTGATAAAGGTTCAGATACACTTACATCTAATAATGTTTTTACAGAAACACCTTTTTTAAATATTCTTGATAATGACTTTACACACATTCTACTTCAAAGGAGTGCTTCAGTAGGTACTGGCCCTAGTGAAACAATTAAATATGAAATACAAGTTGGGAAAAAAAGTGGAGATGAAATTACATTCATAACTTCAAGTAATGTATTAGTAAATGGTGCTACATTAGCAGGTGGGAGAGCTAACAGAAACTGGTTAACTGGTAGTAGCAATCAATTTCACATTACTCCTAATTATTCAGGGTCGGTAGGAGAAATTAGAGCATGGAAAACACCTTTAAGTATCGGGGCATTCAAACAACATATTTATAATCCTAAAAGTATTGTTGGAAATCATTTTTCAAGTTCAATAGAAGAATTAATTTATCATTTACCTATGCAAGAAAATTACAAGTCAGGGTCTGATAGTTTTAAAATTATTGATACAGCTGTAAATCCAGACTTTGATGCATCAATAGACGTAGATGATAATTTATTTAACTCTCAATCATTTTGGTATGACTACTCTGTTATTGAGACATTTAACTTTCCAGTTTATGGTAATGGGGGTGGTACCTTACAATACAATGATAATACTATTCTTATACCTGATACATTTAAATTAAGAGGTGATTTATCATATCAGGAAAGTGTAATACAACAAAATCACGATGTGTTGAGTTATGATGTTATAAACACACCACAACTTGACTTTTCTAGGTCACCACAAGAAGTTATAAATGATTTTATAAAAGACAATCTAGGTAATCTAGACTTTAACGATTTATTTGCAGACCCTAGAGATGAATACAAAGATTCTTATCCAGACTTAGATAAGTTTAACAATGATTTAATTTTTAAATACAATATATCTGTGCAAATAAACAAGTTTAAAAGAGCAGTCTCTAGAATATTTAATTCATCTCTTGTAGAAAGTACTAAAAGATTGATGCCTGCTAGAGCTCAACTAATAGATGGTATAGTTTTAAAACCTACATATACACAAAGAATTAAAGCTCCAGTTCTTAGAGAACGACCATCAGTAGAAAAAGTAAATGATAATGCAGGTAGTTTACAAGATACAACTACATTTATACCTGGTGAAGAATTTTTACCGAAAGAAACAACTTTTAATAATCTAGAAGCAGACTTTGAACAAACAACATATCCATGGCATGTAAATAAAGGCGACAATGTTACTAATGTAAGAAATTCTTTTGAGAAAAATTTTTCCGAGAGGCCTGAATTATCTTGGGGAGAAGGTGTTAATGATACTCACTTTGTGGGTTCAGATTTAGGTGATAATGATGATTTCAACACTGGATATTATGAATTACAAGATGTATTTCAAATGATTGGAGATACAGAATTTTTATCAGGGTCCTTAAGAAATGGACTTGCAATTTTTGATTACGATAAAGAATCTACTTTTTTTAATAAACAAATTGTAAAAACTGCTGAAGTTATTCAAGAAAGAGAATTAGGTACTACTTTACAATTTGTGTCAACAGATAGTTCATCCTTCGGTAAACTAATAGATACAAATCTTAGACGACCACAAAATCATATAACTACTTTTGGAGGTCATAGTCATATGAATCTAGGGAGAATTTATGAGGGTTATCAACACAGAGGTAGTACAGACAAAAAAATATATACTGATGGTAATGGACCGACAATTGATGGTTTGTTTAACGATACATTAGCACATGCAGCTTTACAAAATCTTACAGATGATAGTAGTGCACTAACTTATGAAGATTTAACTACACGAGCTTTCTATAGTATAAAAATTGATAATAAAGGTAAAGGAAAACTAAAGGTTATAAGAACAGATGATGTACAAGGTGAAACACAATAATTTTTTTTGAGGAAAATATAAAAAAAACTATATTTATATATGAAAACATTTATGCAGTTTAGTTATATTACATTTCATAATATAGGAGAAATTTAATGGGATATTTAGATAATTCAACAATCGTAGTTGATGCAGTTTTAACAAAAGAAGGACGAAGATTGTTAAGTGAGGGTCAAGGCCTTGATATTCAATTTTTTACTTTATCAGATTCAGGTATAGATTATAATCTATGGAATCCTGACCATCCTAGTGGTTCTGCTTTTTATGGAGAAGCTATAGAAAATTTACCATCTCTTGAAGCTTTACCAAGAGGTCAATTTTATATGCGTAATAAACTAATAACTTTAGGAAAGGGTGTTACAAGTATTCCTTATTGGAAAGTAGACCAATCTACAGACTTTAAAATAATTGATATCGATGGTACAATTACAGCTGTAAAAAATGATGGTGTACGAGTTGACTTTGACATTATTGGAAGTGATGGTGAAGGACAATATCAATTAACTATCCCTAATGCTACAGCACTAGGAAGTATATCTGCTGGAGATTACGGAGCATCTGGATGGACACCACAATCATTATCTAATGAAGATGGTCAAAGTGTTTCTTATCTTCAGAACATTGAAGCTGCAGATGCGGCATTTTATAATTTAAATCCAGGTAGTAATTCGTTTTCATTGGTATTTAAACCGACAAATGTTACTGCTGTGATGGATTGTTCACTTATAAGTCTAAACACTGGTATAACAAAAACATTTAGATTAAATATAACAGCTATTACATAATAATTTAGGAGAGTAAAATATGGCTAATGGTCCAGGATATGGTAGTGGTGGTGGTGGTGCAGTAAGTAACACTGGTGGAACGATGCAAACACCACGAACATCAACAAGAACAACCACAACACAAAATACAACTCCAGGTGCAAATGGTAGTAATGTAAATTTAGCACAAGGTTCAATTTTACCTGCAGGTCCACCTTTAACAACACAAACAAGAGTTACAAAAGGATATTTTACTGGTGATACTGGATTATTGACAAGTAATTTAATTTATACTGGTAGTTTAGCTGCATCAAATAAAGATTATTATTTTACACTTACAAATAAACACCCACAATCTGCAAGTGTGGCCACACAATTTGCTGTAACCTTCGGACACAGAGGAGGTTCAGGTTCTAAAGTAGTTGATAGTACAGGAAACAAAACTTTAATCGGAGAAACTAAAGCAATATATAATCAGTTTGCATCTTTAGTATTACCGGAAGGAGAAGTTTCAGGAGGATTTAAAATATCAGCTGCAGGTACTAGTGGTGTGCATTATGCCTCTCAAGCTGCAGATGAATTTATTTATGTATTGGTAGCTCAAAGAGCAAGATTTAAAGATGAATTAGATTATGGTAATTGGACTTTAAAGTTAAAAGGTAAATTAGCAGATGGTTCAGACTCTCGAATACTTGAATTAACTGATGATAGTAAAGATACTAGTTATACAACAACAAATAGTATTTATGGTAGAAAATTTAATGTTGTAAGTGGTTCTACAGGAACCTTGGCAAATAATGCTACAGCTGCTGTGAGAACATTTGGTTTCTATTATCCAGAAGCAGGTTTTATGGTACTTAGTGGCACAGAATTGTCTGCAAGTATTCCAGGTCATACTAATATTGTTAATATGACTGCTAGTTTTGATGCTGATAATACAAATCTTACATTTGCAACTTCAAGTTTAGGATTCGGACCTAATCTTGATGATAATGACAATTCTAAGAATGCACTTAAATTATTAAATTGTATGAGACAGGCAGGCACAGAAGAACAAAGATTTAGAAGTGCACAAATTCAAAACAAAAAAAGTTACTTCTTAACCGTTCCACCACAAGCATGTAATTTTTCTACTAACCCAACATTCGTTTCGGGTTCAGATAGTAAATTAAGACATAAATCAATGTATGGTAATCCTAATGTATTTATTACAACCGTAGGTTTACATAGAAGTGATGGTAGATTGGTTGCAGTTGCTAAACTTTCTACACCAATTATTAAAAACTTTGGAGTACAGACAACAATAAAAGTAAACTTAACTTACTAAGAAAAATGATATGGCTACATTTTATAAAGGCGTTGAATATGCATCGAAACCAAGAGAACAAGTAGTTTATCATAAACCTCAGAAATTTGGTAACAATGATGTTGGAATCAGCTCCATTCAATTCAGGTCAGAGTCTTTAGACCTAAGTAATATACCAGGAAAGCACACATTTACAACCTCTGGCAGTCATTATCAATTTTTAAATCAATTTTTAAATAATGATAATGCGTTTGATGGATATACAAATATGCATAGAAGTAAATTTAATATTTCTGGCTCTGTTATTTATATTCCTCAACAATATTTTGGTGAGACAATAAAAAGAAATACGTTTATACTAACTGATGATTCAACAAGTAAACAAATTACTATCATTGATGACGGTAATGGTAATTTGTTTTCAACTAATGCTCACAGCTCTAGAAGTGTAAGTAGTCCTTCTTCTTCAGATAATTATGTAGGTAATATTCATTATGAAGCTGGAGTAGTGATGTTAACAGAAACTGCATCTTGGTCAGGTTCAGTAACACCGACTGCAAATTCAACAGATATACATTATACTGATGTTGGGACTGGTGAATATAATATGACATTTAATTCAACACAAACAATTTATCAAAATGAAATTACATTAAAAATAAAATCACACGAATTTAATTCTACAAATAATCAAAGTGTGTTTGAAATTGAAAATGGTAAAGTTACTTCGAACTTAAAAACAACAATTTCAGGTAGTTTAAATGATTGGTCACCTTATGCAACAGGTTTAGCATTGTATAAAGAAAGACCTTCAATTCTAGCTAATAGAATAGTGGATAATATGGGTACAGATGACCCTGATGATGATTACTTATTTTATGACCCATCAGTTGTACCATTAATGATAGCAAATTTTCCTAGACCAGTAAAAATAGATAAAAATAGTGACTTAACAATAATTATTAGATATGATACATAAATTTCCATATTACAATTTAATGATGGCAGACCCAGGAGAAGGTGGTGGCGGAGGCGGTGACGATGGTGGCGGCGGCTCTGGTGGCGGAGATTCCAGTCCAGCAAGATTAATAATAACTGGAGTTGATTGTGGAGAAATAATAGAAGTAGGTTCAGTAGGAGATTATTTCCCTGATGGTGCAACAACAATACCTTCAAATGAACCTGGTGAAATATATCCTCCTACGTTTAATATTTTTTCTTATTTCAATGACCCTGATTATCAAGCATTGATAAAAACAGGTATTGAGTGTCCTGGGTATATTATAAATAGATATGGAGAAGATAATTATGAAACTTCATTAAATAATCCATTAGTAGCTGAAGGAGGTTTTGATTGGGGAGCCGTATCACAGGACCAATGGAATCAAGAGACTGATATAGATTTTCCAGAACTTCTCTCATCTCATCCTGCTGAAATATTTTTAAATCCAAGATATTGGACATCACCTTTACAAGCCTTATTTGCTCACAATAGAGAATTAGGGCTGAATAATTTTTTTAATACTACACAATTTGCTACTAGAATTCCACCTTTAATTGCTTATTATGGTGGAGGTGGCGGACCCTTTACTGGAAAATATAAATTACTTTCACCATCATTACCTGTTGTTGTGACTAAAATAAATTTGCATGATTTCACTAATGGAGAAGTAATACAAACAGATTATAGAATGTATTGGATTGCTCAAACATGGAGTCACATTGACCCTGGACCTGGATTAAATGGTAATCCTCTAAACGATTTTAGATTAGTAACAAAAAATGGTACACCAATAAATTTTGGAACATTTCCAAATTCAACTTTTGGTGTTTATGATGAAGAATTATCATACGATGACCCAAATGGTGGTACTGCTATGGGGGGCACTCCATTAAGTCTATTTGACTTTGTTTTACCATATGGTGTACCTAATCCTATAATACCATTTAGAAAAACACCTTTTTCTGTTTCTTTTGATGATTGTATACCTGACGGTCCTGATGTTGGTGCTCCTCTTTATCAAAGTAGTGGTATAACTATTACGGGAGAGAGTCGTGAAATAAAAGCTCAAAATGTCCAATTTTTAAACGATTGGGATTTTGTAAACTTAACAATTAGTACTGAAAATATTCCTAATAATATAAAATATATTAGTGAATATGAACAGATTGAAGGTCAAATAATTAGTACTGGACAAACTACAGAAAATGATAATAATCTAGGTTGGATTGGTGGTCTAACTGAATTAAAAACTGGATTCAAATATCTTTTTGAATTAAGACTACCATTTCCACAATATATTGAAGAATTTGATATAGATGGTGATGGCTCTCTCACTGCCTTTGATTCTGTTCAATGGGTAAATGTAGGAAGACCTGATATAGCTGCATGGATAACAAACGGAATTACAGAAGAACCAGAGGAATATTTAAATCTAACTAATGGTAATGGTGAAGAAAGACCAATTGAAGAATTTTATGGTGACGGGAGTGCTGGAATTGCAGACTTTACTTGGATAGTTGTTCCGCCTCCAAGTTTACCTCCTAACCCGTTTCCATTTGATGAAACATTAGGTTTTAGAATACCTAGAATATTTCCTTTCATTAAAGCACATAATATTAATAATAGTTCACAAGGATTTCCAAACTCTGGATTTCATCCAGGAGATTTACCTAATATACAAATGATAGAAGCTCACAATGCTTCTGAACAAGCTTTAGTAGATGAATACGGTGATTATCCTCTTTTTGAATCTACAGAAAATTGGCCGGAGTTAGCTGAATTTCCTAGTTTAACACATCAAAAAGGTGTTGTGAAATTTCAAGAGTGGCAACAAAGATGGAAAGAAATAGGAGTTTCAAATACTACTTTAACAATTAATCAATTTTTTATACAAGACTATGATTTTGCAGGTGTTTACACATATGATGATAAAGGATTTCCTACAAATCACAACACAGAAACATTTCAACAAAATTTAGCTGCACTAGATAATGCTATAAACAATCCAAGTATAACTCCTTTGAAAAAACAACACGCATTAATTATGCGTGGTAGATATGTTTTGACTGGTGTACCTGGTGAAGGTTGGGGACAACATTTAGGACCATTGTCTGCAGTAAAACAAACTGGTGATTTGTATATACAAGGTGAAAATTTTATAGATGAACAAAATTCACTTCAAATACTACCTGAAGATACATTCTCACCATTAGGGCCACCAGCACCTGAAGGATATACACCAATAGTAGGACCTAATTGTTTATTTTATTTTGTATCTGAACCAGATGGGAATCCTAACATAGATTTTGAACCACCATCACAAGAAGGACATTATCCTTTTTATTTTTCAAATGGTATAGATATTAATAGAATTGAAGAAGATACAACACTTGGATATGCAAACAATGTATTGATGTCAAACTATTCTTCTTATCTAGCAGATTATGATATTTCTGTAAATTCTGAAAACTGGCAATACATTCAATCTTTGTCACAACAATTTGTTGATAGAGTTTTATGGAGATGGGTATACGATACTTATAATGATGCACTAGATACTTTAACTTATAATGTAGAAAATAAACCTAATGTAATTCAAAAATTATTACAACCAGGAGGATTATCTGAAATATTAGCAGATACAAATGATACTTTAGATGCACAAAAAACACAAAATATATTAACATTACATAAAATTGTAAATAGTTATAATGCACTTTATGAACAACAATTAAATTCTGAAGGATACAATGGTTTTAGTCATCCGTTACAATTATTTGCACCTATAACAGGTGAGTGGTCATATAATTACGGTGCTACTGAAGAAGAGGTTGCCTTGAATTTATATCTGAATCCACATATACAAGCTCAATGGGACATTTTTTTAGATAGAGGCTGGAATGATTGGGTTAAATTAACACTTATTTCTTTACCTACTTCTCAAGGTGGTGTACAATTTTCTGAATTTGGTGCATTTATAATGTATTTATTTATACAAGGACAACTTTTTATACCCAATAATATTTATCAAGGTACATCACCCGGAGAACAATTACCTCCTGTAGAAACAACTGATATTGAATACGGTACTTTTTACCAATCTTTGGGATATACTTTAAGTCCGGGAGTTAATAATATTACATATTTAGGACCAGACTTTACTGGTAAAAATGTTTGGGAAGAATGTGAATATCTTAATCAAAGTTTTGATAGTTTTAATGGACAGATAGAATCAGTAAGATTCGGTGTAACTTCTGCATTAATTTATGAAGGCGGACAAATATTACTACCTGACGGTACTGAAATAAACGGTGGATTTTATCCATCTAATGCAGCTTACCCTACAGAAGGACTCGAAGCCGGTGCTACTTTCTTTGAGTCGGAAGATATCGAAACGGTATTAAAAACAGGCCAGACTATCCAAGTTTTTGTTAACTCAGAACAACCAGAGTTTGAAACAACTGCTTTTGGTACTCCGATAACTGAACAATATGGTGATAAAATATTCAATTCAGGGACAACATTATATACTATGATTCAAACATTAAAAAGTGATGGGTATAATGGTGAAACACTAGATGTAAATAACGATGGTAGTATAACACTTTCTGATGGTGAAAGTATAGCTAATGCGTATAATGATTATAGGCCTTATCAAATGATTTTATTTGCACAACAATTAAATATGATGGATATTATTTATCAAAATTTCCCACCAGAGGGATATGTAATTAATCCATTAACACCTGATGAAATGCAAAATTTTGATTTACCTCCTATACCTGATATATTTGTAGAAGCTGCAGGGTCTGTAAAAACATTTGATGTAGTTAAAACATTTACAAGTAATAGAACAAGAGGATACTTTAAAGGTAATCCTGCTTTCGGTGAAACAGCAGAAACTACTTTTATTAATGCTAGTGATGGTACTTCTACTCTACCTAATACACAAGGTGCGAATGCATTACAAAACGAATTAGGTAACAAATTTATAACTGGTAATCAAATATTTACTCAAAGTTTAAATTCTAGTAATAATCCATATAGTTTTACTTTAATGGACGGGGACCCTGATTTATCTACATCTGAACCTATATTTTCTGTAAGTTTTGGCCATAAAGATGGTTCTGGGTCACTGGCAAAAAGTAATAATAAAAGTGCAGCATTTGCAGTATATAAACAATGGGCTAATACCTTGTTAGGTACACCAGAAGGAGAATTTTTTACACTATCTGGTTCGTTAGTGGGGACCAATGTTTCACCATCAGCGAATGTTGGAACCACATCAGTTGTTGCTAAT